GTTGCCACGCAACTTAGCAACAACGTAACGTACGTCTGCTGCTTCGATTGTGCCAGATGCATCTAGACCGCCACCAGCATTGCGGACATTTGTACCTTCAAGAAGTTCATCAAGAACCAACTTGTCGATGCTGTCTGCCATGTTGTAGGCAATTAGGTTTGCAAGAGCAGGATCAACTGGAGCGAACGATAGTGCGCCCAAGCGGATTGTGCTCATAGCAACCTTACCGCGTTCCTTGAGAACAAGGTTCACGATTGATGGGGTTGCAACTGATTCGGCATCTGGATCGATGATTTCATCTAGTTCTTCAGTGGTGCGAGTTAGATCGTTGTAGATCTGAAGTGCGACTGTAGCACCAGGCATTGCCTGTTGCGCTGGACGCTTGTCTACGATTGAACGTAGAAGTGGCTGACTACGAAGTTCAAACTCAACTAGACGGTCGTATGCCTTCTGGACTAAACCAGCGGAGCCTACGGTACCACCAAGTGAGGATGCAGTCGTGTCAGTGTAGCCATCTAATGCTGACATTTATATTATCCTTATAGGTTAGATTGTTTGCGAATTACTCAGTGCCTAAAAGAAGTGCAAGCAATTCTTCTTGACTCTGAGCATTGTTAATGGCACTTAACATGTCATTAACGGTATCTGGAGAAAGAGCACTACCTGTAGTTGCATCAATTTGCTGCAACGCAGTTAGGTCTTCATTCATTACCTGTTCTTTAGATTGGGCAACGACACCAAACAACTCACCATTTTCTTCTAGCCATGCTGAAATGTCCTCTGGACTATTCGTTGCATCTGCTGGAATAAACCGTGCGATCTTTGGATTTACGCCCTTCTCAGATAAGACTTGGCTAACAGTCGCTTCACGTTGAACCTTACGTATTGATTCTAGTTCCGCTTCAAGTTCCTTGACTCGCTTATCCTTGGCTCGTTCTGCTCGGCGTAGTTTGGTAACTAATGCTTTGCCACTTACTTCGGTATCTTCGATATCAGAGAACTCGTCCTCGTCATACCAGTCTTCATTGTTGTTGCTCATCGCAACCATTCTCCCTTACTTGTTGTTAGCGTACTTGGCTCAATTACATACAGGGGTATATGTATTGGTAGTACTACCAGTCTTTTACATCACTGGGGCTGGTCTATCCAGTGAGAGTTTTATATTTGTCCAGTTTTCTTGCGAGCAAGTGATCCAGTCTTAATACCAGTTTGCTCACCAAAGGCTCCACGAGCCTGAGATGCTAGACGCTTACTACGTGCTGAAGTTTGACCTAGAAGATTTTCTGCTTCTAGTTCTTTTTGGAGTCCTGCTGGATCTACGTTTTCACCATAGATACGTGCTGCTTGTTCGTATCCAGTACGCTGTTCAGCAATCTTAGATAGTCCCTTGGCTGCTTGTTCACGGGTTACACCACGTGATTCAAGTTCTGCAGCAGTAGTCTGAAGACTAATACCAGCAGTATCTGCTTCTGCAAGAATCTCTGCTTGACCCAAACGAGTCTTAAGGAACTGAGATCCTTCAGATCCAAGTAGTAAACTGCGTGCAAGATCGGTATCAGAAATACCTGGATACATCTGATTTAACTGACGCTTAAGTGCTGGATCAGCCTTCTGAACCTTATCAACTGCCATACTAAATCTTTGAGACAATTCAACTGGAGAAATATCTTTACCAATAAACTCTGCAAAGTTTGTACTTGTTGCCATGTCACCCATTTGATAAGCCTTTAGGGTTTCAGTGTATGCACGCTCGTTGTATAGATACTCTGACTCACTAAGTACTGAACGACCTGCAGCACGACGTGCTTCATTACCAGCAAACCTTGTTTTGTATTCTGATGTCTCACGAAGTTGAGTCTTAATAGTCTCTTTCATGTCAACACCATAAGTGGTAATAAGTTCAGTTAGTTTTGTAGCAAGACTTTCCAAACCATACTTTGAAAGTTCAGCATAGATCTCATCATAAATGCCTTGTTCAGTTGCCATATTATATTAATCCAAACGTAGATAAAACATCATTAACAATGGTGTTAGATGATTCCCTTGCATTCTTAGTCTTTGCCCAACGTGGATCCTTACGGAGTTCCTGTTCAAACTCGAATGTATTTTTCTTTCCACCTTGACCATCACCAACAGCCATAGCCTGTTTGATTAATGTGTCGTCCATAGAAATTTCTTGTATACCCAATTCAAGCATATTAGCCATAGTGGATCTGTAGTTGTAAGAAAGATCTTCAACTGTGCTTGTATCTAATTCAGTAGCATATGCTGCGTACTTTTCTTTAGCGCGTGCACGAATAAAGTCTTCTGCAGGTTGCAGGTCATTACCAGCAAGCACTGACTTACGAGCAGTTTCTAAAACCCAATTATTGTCAACTTCAACACCCATCTTTTTTGCAAAAGAACGAATGTTATCTTCAACATTTCCTGCTTCACCAGTTAAACTATCGAATCCACTTTGTGGATCAGCAGAGTATTTAATGTAGTTACTTAGGTTAGACTTAATCTGTGACTCGTTCCAGCCATTCATTAAGTTTTCATCAGCAAGTCTAGTTAACTCTTCATCGGTTAACGTAGCACCAAGAGTTGCAGCAACAGTCTTAAGACTTTGTTTATTTGCCTCTATCTTTGCTTGTACTTCTGTTGCCTGAGTAGGATCATTCTTGGCAATGTAGTAGTTACGTTGCGCTTCAGTGCGAGTTGTATACCACTTGGTATTCTGAATCTTGTTGGCAAACTTTTGTGGTGACCATTCTTCACCAGACTTAAGTGCATTCCATGCTTCATTAAAGATAGCCTTTAATTCAGTATTAGAATTAATTGCAGTAAGAGCATAGCCCCATTCAGTAGCAGCAGACTCCTGAGTAATCCAACCGTCATTATCATTCCATGTAGCATTACCTGGATTGGCTGGCTTTACCCACTTACCCTTTTTCTTACCTTTACCATTATCAAAGGTAGCATTCCATATCCAGGCTTTACCTGGACTTTCTGGTCTAGCCATTATAGGTTCACCTTTGATTTCATTGCTTCAGTAAAGTAATCCATAAACGTAGTAGCCTTCTGGTAGTATTCTGTCTCTGGTTCTTTTAATGCTTGCTTAAGTAAAAGATCTTCTGCTTCAGCAGATGATACGCCACCACTTTGCTTGGTTACTGTTTTACTGTTAGAGGCAGATCCAGTTGTTGTGGAAACTGTCTTCATAGGATCTGATGCTTCCAACTTTTGCAATACCTTAATGTAAGTATCTAAAGTATCATCATCTGCTGCTTGACCAGTAATGGATGCGTAAGCCTTATCAACTGCAACACGATAGTCTGCAGGATCAAACTCTTGACGGGTAATCTGTACGGATCTACCACCATAAGATGAACCACTAGTAGTAGATGTAGTATTTGGATCTAGTTCAATTAAGCCTTCATCAAATGAAAGCATATCCATACCAGCATTAATGCGATTGTAGTTCTTAACACTAATAGATGTAACTGCACTTGACAATGCATTAGCAAGAACCATTGATGCTTGTGAAGAATTTCTATCTAGTTTTGCTTCTTCACCTGTAATGTAACCTTTAGCAACTAGCGTTTCATAAGCCCAGTTACGTCTTTCCTGTGTAGGGTTCTTGGCTAACCAGTAAGATGCTGCAGTTGTAGCACTAAATAGATTTTCGTTTGGACTTAATAGTTCTCTTTTTCTATTACCTTCATTAGCAATTAAAGCAATTTGTTCTAATGGATTTTCAGGCTGATATGAATCTGATGCGCTAATTCCAGTTGGAGTTAAACTGTAAGTAAATCTACCACTATCATAAACAGAAGAGCGTTCACCACTTCTGTAGTTCTGCATAATAGCATTGGATGATCCAACGCCAAACAAACCGTAAGGGTTTGCAGTACCAAATGCAGGAGTAACCTGAACCCCACCACGTATGGCAGCATTCAAATCAAAGGTAGTAGGTTTAGGAGATGGTGTAGACTTAGGCTTTGACGGCTTTGAAGGTGTCTTACCTTGTCCTGCTGGACCTGAATTCTCACTCATTATTTTCCACCTATAGTATTACGTGCATCACGTGACTTAGCATTCATTAATCCCTTTAGAGAATGCCTTAGTAATTCTTTAACTACTCCAGAATCATCTTGCTTTGCTAGTTCTTCTAGTTGCAAGAATGCATCATCTCTGAATGCACGCTTCATATCAGAACCGTTTTCTGCTAAACGAGTAGTTTCGCTTTCAGTCTTAAGTAAGAAATCCTCGTAGATTGCAAGCGCAGCATTAACAGAATCTCTTGTTTCCTGTTTAATGTTGATATCTGGATCGTTAGCAACCGTGTAAGCATTGCTTAAGAACTTGGTCTTTTCTTCATTGTCTGCAATATTCTCTAAACGAGTTTCAAGTTTAGGAGTTTGCAGTTTCATTAGACGCTTTAGTTCTTGATGAATCTTAATAACACTTCTGCGATCATCAGCCAAAGGCGTAGAAGATAACTGAATTGTTTCTTTATCTTCAATATCGTAATAGTTATTAATACTTTCTTGCAGTGCAACTTCATCAAGATAGTCTTTAATCTCTTTTTGGTTGATTAAGTCTGCACCCTTAGCCCAGTTGTAAACACCAGGGGTAAACTCTCCAACCTTAGGAGCAAACATAACTGCAGCATTGCCATACTTGTTGACTGCATCGTAGTTCTCAAGAACCCAGTTCTGCATATCCTCACTGTATGTAGCAACAACACCTGCTTGACTACGTGATACTGTGTAGGCTAATTTTCCTGGATTCTTACCAGTCCAAGTAGCAAGTGCTAGTTCATAATGATCATCTGCTGCAGGGTAGAAGCGTTCTACCTCATCAAGTATGTCATAGTATGATTGACTCATACTAGTCATTCCAATATCTTTTAATACAGAAGCAAGATCTTTAGTATCTCTTAGTTGAGGGGTAATAGGACTGATAAGTCCTAGCATGTTACGCAGTACAAGAACATTGTGTGCAGTTATCTGTACATTTTCTTGGTACTCAACTAATGCTTGTTCGTATGCTGCTTCATCTTTAACTAAATTACCATCAGCATCTAACTTAACATAGTCTTCTGGGTATACACCGTAACCATTAGCCTGATTGTAAGCAATTGCTTGCATGGTAGCGGATACTTCTTGTTGATCCTTTTCATCTGCAGACAATGACTTGTATACCAACTGTAGACTTCGTGGTACAACTGCTTTATAGAAGTCAATATTGTCACCAAGTGTACCTAGTAACATATTATCTACATCTTCTGCAGCATTCTCACCGAAACTAAACTTGCGCATTAGTCCCTGAACACCCATAACAGATAGTGCACCCACTGGACCTGATAGGTATGGGACACCAGCATCATCTTGGAAGGATGGATTGCCAGCAGATAGTTTGAATGTGATGTCATTGAATAGTGGTTGACTTACTCCACTACCTTTCCATCCTGGGAATTGACGTAATGTACTATCAACTGCAGAAAATACTGCATCATCCATAGGCATAACTAGGTATAGTTCACCATCTTCGTCACGATGCATACTTCCAACAGCAGATAGACCCTGTTGCATCAATCGTGAGCGATATACAACATCTATGCCATGTTCACCTGTAAGTCGGTACATACGGCGGTAGAAATCCTCTACAGCACGGTAGAATCTACCAACACTACGTACGTTAACAGCAAATACAGAACGAACATCACCATTATCAGAGTACTTTAGTGTGTGATGTACGGCATCTTCCATTGCATGTTCTGTAAAGTAACGCGAAGACATATCATCAGCACGCTTACGTGCCTTGTCTGCATCAAATGCTCTGTTACTTGCAGTAGCATCGTCTTGTAAAGACTTAAAAATTTGATCTGCATATGATTTTTCTAGATCTGCATACTGCTTGCGGTACATAAAGTAGTGAGCATGAACTACTGGTTGACGGAATAGATCATCAGTTGTACGACTCATGGCTTCATAGACTTTATTTAAGCCATACTTTGTAATCCAAGCATCTAACTTAGTGGTCTTAGGACCAAAGTCAAGTGGAGTGCGGATCATATCCTTGACGGTGTAATCACCAACAAGTCCCTTGTATGTATCAAAGTCAATTTCAGAAGCAACTGCATATGCTGGCATAGGAGTGCCATCAGGATTTGCCTGAGACTTAAAGTAATCAATAAAGGTGTCATTGATATCGTCTGCACTACCATGGAATCGGTAGGTTAGTTCAGAGAATGTAGCATCAACAAAGTTTTCTGCAATCTGATTAATGGTTCTACCATCATCTAGGTTCTGACGACTCTGCTCTAGGAACTCACGTGCTAATGCTTCATCAATTAATTCAAAGTTACCATCACCAATATCACCAAAGCCAATGCGTTGCATAAACTGTGACTTAGCAGCATTCCAGTCTGCTTGTTCACGTAAACCATTGTTAGCGATAAATAGAGTTGCTGGACTTAATCTAGTTCCATCAGCAAGTTTGTATGGTCTTGTAGCAAATGCAGTAATAAAGTTATGATACATAGCCATGTAAAGTTTATCGTCTTCAAGAGAAAGCAGTTGATATGCTTCATCTGCGCTAACGCCAAACTTTTCCATAGCGGCAGTTAAATGGCTATCAGTCTTTAGTGATTGTTCAGGAAGAACAACACTTGCCCTAGCACCAAGAACGTCTGCAAGTTGTGCACTACTAGCATCTTTCATAATATTCATGTTGCCAATAGTTGCTTGCTTTAACCATGAACGTTGTTCATCGCTTAATCGTCTCTTACCAAATTTTCTGTTATCAATACGATCAATTGCTAAATCAAGTAATTCATCTTTGTACATTTCATCAACTTGGTGAAGTTCAATTTCACCACGCTTGTACATTTCTTCGTACTTATTTTCAAGTACATCTTTTTCACCTTGAGAAATCTTGCGTCTAGCACCAACATTGATACCAGGAAACTTGCTTAATCCAGCCTGTATAAATTCTTTAACAGGACCTACACCAGCCTTAGAGCCAGTAGCAGCAGTTACAATATCTTGAGCACGGCGAGCAGCAAGAAGTTCTCTAGCCAAACCACTTGAAAGGTACATTGCAAAGAATGTTCCCTCATCAATTGCAGTACGAATACCAAGACGCGGAGCAAGTGTAAGAGTAGACCATACACTCATACCAAGTTCTGTTACTCGGTTATTAAGTGCACCACCAATTAGTTCAGGTAGAATTCTAGCCTTTTTAGCCTTTTCAGATATTGTAGTGGCTTCTTCTCTAGCAATATCTACAGACCTAGTAAATGACTTGCCAGCAATAAAATGTCTAATTTCATTCCATGGCAAAGAACCAAGTGCACTTGTATTCTGGAATGGTAACAATGTACCTTCAACTGGAATTCTAGTTCCTGCTTCGCCAGTCTTAGTTGCACGTGCAGGAAGAATTAATTCTTGTGCACCACTAAAGTTACCCTTGACACCATATTTGCGATCAAGAATTTCTTTGATCTTGTCTTCTCCACCAGGAACTTTATCCATTCCCATTCTACGCATAGTGACTTCATCAAGTCCCTTGCGAAGTGCAATGCGTTCTGCCTGAGTAGAGTTAGCAAACTTAATAGCAACGGCTTCTGCCATACGCTTATCACCAATAGCAATAAAGGCTTGCTCTCGAACTAGGTCTAGAGTATCAGCGTACTTTTCATCAGTATGGTAAATTTCTCTACTACCAGGATGGCGTGCTGCCATTCGGTCAATCCAACCGTTTATTCCCTTTTTGGCATTCTCGTCAATAATCTCATTGATTCTACTAACATCATATCCATCAGTAGATGCGCCAAGGTTTGCTAGTTCATCTGCTAGATCTTCAAGAGAACCTTCTGTAAGATCATCAAAACTATCTTTGCCTTTAAGTACTTCACGTGTCTTTAGACGAATACCAGTTTTAATATTGCGACCACGTTTCATAACCGCAATACCTTCACGCTGAAATTTAATTCCACTTACACGGTTGCGCACAAGTAGCGAAGTCATGTTTGCTGCTTCAAAGAAAGACTGAGCGGATTCAACGTCACGAATAGGACCAATGTTTTGCAAAGTATTTGGATCGTATTTACCCTTTGTAAACAATTCAATTACGCCATCATTGGCATATTCAGGGTAGTTGTTTTTAATTGTAGTACGTATCTCTGCAGCCTTAGCAAGATCTTTTGCTTCAACAGCATCACCATAGTCTGCAAGACTTTTAGAAAATCCAGTCCAAAATTCTTTAACCTTTGGATCTGCAAAGTGTTCTGAAATAGTACGAGAACCTTTAAGAAGTTTGTCTGCCTTAGATGTGTATCCAATAGCCTTTGGAATTAAACCAAGTCCACCAGTTAGATACGTCATTGGGTCAGCAAATATTTGGTAGGCTAAATCAATACTTCCAGAACCAAACTTAAATAAATTAGGATGATCTTCTGCATTAATATTTAATTTTTTATTAACATCATGTGCAACTGTTCGACCAGGACTTAGTTGTGCCTTTTCAAACTGGCTCATCATTTTCTTGAATTGCTTACCATCTTCAAAAATTTCAGAAACAGCAACTAGCATCTCAGCGTCATTAGGACCCCAAGACTCAATAATTTCTCCAGGAGTCATTCCCTTTAGCAAACTTGTAGCAACGTGTGCTCTCTGAGGACCATACTGTTCAATTAATGGTTTAACATATGTTGGATTAAAGATTGCTTCATTACTAAACGACTCATTAATTTTTACTTCTTGACCACTTTGTGCTAACTGGTAGTTTCTACCTGGAGCATTAACTACTCTGCCATAACCTTCACCAGCAGCAAAAACTGCACGAAATGGACTCTTGGCTAAGTCACCAACGGAGTAACCATCATTACCTTGACCACCAAGAATCTTTTGACCAATACTAAGTGATCCACCTTCTGGTCTATTCTTGTAATTTACTCCATAGTAAGCGTCAAGAAGTCCACGGGTATTTTCATCAAGTTTATTGTAGGCAGCGTCAGCCTCAGCATTACCAAGTTTCATTAACTCTTTATGCTTATTGTGAATTACTGACCAACCTTCAATCATTGCTGACTCATCACGGTTTAGACCAGTCTGCAATGCTGCGGAATAAATTCCAGGTGAAGCCTGTGCTACAGAAGTAGATGGTTTGAAAATCTGATTAGGTGCAGCGGCAGGATTGTAGACACCTGAAGAAAGGGTCTTTGGATCAAATACAGCCACTAGACAATGCCTCGTTCACTTAGCATCATTAATGCGTACTCTGCTTCACCAGTAGGATCTGTCTGTGCAAGACGGCGAAGAGTACTAGTAATACTTGGAGTTGAGTTTGGAAGAGTTAACGCTTCTGGTCCAGCACCTGGACCTAATGGATTACCAGTGGTAACTGGTTGATTAGGCATTTGGGTTTCATCAAACATACCAACAACTGGAGGCATAGGTGGTGCTTCTGGTCGTGGATTTCCAGCCATAGGAGCACCTGCTTGCATTTCATTCATAGCCTTACGCTCGCCATACTTGCCACCTGCGTCCATTGGACGGATTGGTTGCTGTTCCATGCTAGGTCCTCCATCAGTACGCTGTGATTGCGCACCTTGTCCTGAAAATGCTTTTGGGTTTGAAGGAGTACGTTTGCCACCATGTCCGTTAGCCATAGTAACCCCTATCTATAATCTGAATTCTTCCGCCAGTATTAACATCAAACTTCTTAGCAATTTTAATTGCTTCTTCTATTGTAGCACCTTGTGCTATAGCACCGAGTGCATAATTACCACCAGTACCCATAGCATACAATCCAGTATTGCTTTCAAGAACTGTGTAGTTTGACGCTACATAAAATATTCTATTCTTAAATCCAATTAAAAAAGAAAAGTCTTCATCTTCTTTAAGTGTAATTCCAGCATCTTCATGCTGCTTACGCATCTCTGGAATAAACTTATACACCATGAATGTGTATGGTTCAGTTCCATCATATGCAGGTGGTTCCCACCCAAACATAATCACATCACAGCAACGTGCATTACCTGCACCTGCTATAACGTACTCTCCAGCAGCAACTACCTTCTTCATGCTTGGATGCATGTATGGGCGTTCACTATCTGTAACCTGAGAGTCTGACGCAAAGACAAAACCCTTACTGTTTCTCACAGCAACGATTGTTGTCATAACTATCCCATTCCACCCATTTGGGCTAATATTGCTTCTACGCTAGGGGGTTGAGGTGCTCCCGCAGGGGCTTGACCTGGAGCACTTGGTTGTGCTTGCGCTTCGACAGGAGCCTCTGCTGCAGGAGCAGCCTCAGGTTGCATAGGTTGTTCTTGAGGTTCTTCTTCTTTCTTGAAAGCCTCTAATACGGCATCTTCTACTGCCGCGCCATTCCTACGCAGGTCTATTAGTTTACCGATCTTAAGAATGATGTCTGATGGATCTCCACCACTTGCAGCCATCTGTGGGATGGCTTGAGCCAAAGCGGTTAGTGATCCTGATAGGGAGTCACGCATTGCTTCAATGTCAATGCGTTCTTGCTCTACAGTAACATTCATTGACCAAGGTAGTTCTCGCATGATAAAATCACGTGAGATAAGTTTTGCTTGCAAAGCCTGAAGGCTAAAGATCAATGCACGGGAAGGATCTAGTCCTGCCATCAAGCCATAACGTACCTGAACGCTATAGTCTCCAGCAATGTCCTTTTCAGGAGAGTAAGAGATTTCGTACTGCGCACCTTGATATACGCCACTCATTGTCTTCTGTTCTGGGAATAGCATCTGCTCCATGCAGAAACATAGAGAGATTACTTCCTCAAGAGTCTCAGAAAGGATCTGCTGACCAGCCTTTATCTGCGTATCAAAGCCACCAAGAAGTGCTTGAACTCCAGAACCTGTAATAATAGACGCATCAATTTGACCTGATCTTCCTTCAGGATAACGTGAACCCATACGCATTTCTTGTTCAAGAACTTGTTGTTCTTGGAATGCGCCCATTGGAAGTTCCAAACCTACACGGCGAATAGCCTGTGGGTTATTAGAACGAAGTACTGCATCTGGACCATACGATAGTTCCTGAACATCGTTAGGTAGTGCAAGAGGTGCTTGCACAGACTTTTCGACTGCTTCCATGGCTAACATACTGAAGCGAGCGCGAGCAATCTGTGCCCAAAGAACATCATCAAACTGACCTCTTGGGTCGTCCTGATCCAATCCTGGACGGCGAGCAATCTTTACAGACAACTTACCAATTGGGTTCTTTGCCTTACGCAACACAAGATCATCACGTTGCGGTAAGTATAAAACTATCTGATCTTTGTCTTCATAGCGAATAAGATCAATGGTGGTATTAAGACTTGCCTCTGTACCATTGCGACCAATAATACGTGCTTCGTACTCTGGGTACTCAACAATCAATTCACGAACAGTCTTCAGGTAACGCTTAGAGAAAGATACGCAACGACCATAGCGATCAAACTCTGGGTAGGAACCCAAAGGGTTCTCCAGACGAATACGTGGGAGGCGGGACTCTACATCTGCTTCTACTACGAACGGTAGGAAGCCGTAAGTGATGTACCAGTCTGCACCAGTGTACATTTGGGTCTGTAGATTAGAGAACTCAGCATAGTGATTAGCGATCATTGTTCGCTTATCTGCTGCTTTCTTAGCACGATCTGAAGTTGTGTTAGCAGTAGCACAGTTAAAGGATGGTAGTGGAGCAAGTACTTCTGCAATATCGCGAGCAGCAACGTCAACGAAGTTGGCGATCATAGGCTTGGACATGCCTTCAGGGAACATGTCTGGGTAAACCAGTTCCATTTCGCCACGGCGTACGGCTGTAATGTCAGCCATGCGCTGATCCCTATCGGCATAACGCGCTTTTAACGCCTCTACCTTATTGGAGATCTGTTCGATTGAGATTGCCATTTAATTTCCTTAAATGTAAATTGTGTGTTGTTCTGCTGCAAGTTCATCTAGATTAATAGTTCCGCGCATCGCGATGTTTCTACGAGTTGCAAACCTATTGTTCTGATGTCGTTGTAAGTTTGATCCTTGCTGGATTAGTTCTTTTGCCCTAATCTCACAGAACCATAAAGCCATAACGCAGTCGGTAGCATTTCTAGTATCTGGCTTCCAAGTAATTAACTGGTTAACCAAAGCCTTGACATGCTCGTTTATTTGGTCTGGCAATGTGATGAGGTTGTCTCCAACAGGTTTTCCGTCTCGTAGGCTTCCAAATAGTGAAGCCATCCCTGCGACTCCGAAGTTGGTGTCCCATTTATTCTTGCCAGTAAAGTGCTCACGGAACTGAACACCACGACTTGCAAGCCACTGCCTAAGTTCCTCATCAAGAGCAAAGGCTTTCTGAAAGGCGTTAATTTCAACACGAAGTTCCATTGGTTTGTATCGATGCACCCAGTCTTCAATGAGGGCGCGAATTTTCTGAGGGGTAACATCCGACATGTTAAACACGTCTAGGACCATACGTTGACCAGTATTACGTTCTACTGCGTACATAATTGCTGCAGTCTTACCTGACATAGCAGGGTCAAGACCCATAATCAAGATCCACTGACCTTGTTCGCGTGGGTGTCCTGGCGCACCATAGTGGATATTGCCTGGCTTACGCATTCGGTTAATTGCCGAATTGACTAGCACTGGAGAAAAGACCGCATCTTCTTCCACATCCTGCTGCATGTACACAAGTGCCCATGTTGAGGACATGACTTCAGAGCGTCTGCGATGAAGGGCAGGACCATCCCACTTAGGGTATAGCCCGTTCTCATCTGGCTCTTCGTCTTCATCACCAATCCACGGACGATCAGACTTAGCCCATAGGGTAGTCCAGTCTTTTGGATTGTCCGCAAATTCAAGAACTGCTGGCATAGCCAAGTAGGTAAACGGAGATTTACCACCAGCCCAGTTATCTGGGTTGCGCAGTTCTTTGTAGAGGTCTACCGAGGAAACGCGAGTTCCCGCAATAATTAACTTACCGTTCTTGCCGAGACGTGTAATGACCATTTTCTGCAACCAGTTGAGTTGCTTTTCCCATTCGTGGGCGTTCGTTGTCGTCACGATATCGTCAAGAATAATTAGATCGGCGCGAGCACCGTAGATCTGCTGTCCAACACCAAGAGCCTGAACCGTAGGGTTCGGGTCTCCTGAGGAACGCTCTAGATAGATTCTATCCTGAGTCCACTGGTCAGCGGTCTGTTGCCAGCCACCTGTTGGTCCATAGACCTGATGCATCTTAGCGAACTGCTGATCAGTGAGCCGTTGCTTGATAGCATACAAGAACTCCTTGGCGCGGGTCTGCGTCTGGGACACAATCGCGATACGGATGTTTGGATCCATTGCAATTCGGTAGGTAGCATAGTTCACGGTCAATACCGTGGACTTGGCATGTTCAGGGGGTACGTTGACTAAAAGGCGTTGTGGGTCTCCCGCGTCATAGGTCATAGCCTCATGCAGCCACGAAGGGGCGCGACCTTCTAGAACATCAATCCAAGCCTGATGGTGGGGGAATACCTTAGAGTGCAGGAACTCCTGCGAGAAGGTGGCGAAGTCAATATTGAACTTGCCATCTGCCATAGAAGCCTCAAGGGACTCCGTGCCAAAGGCGCGGGCTTCCTCCATCTTAGAGGCAAACTTAGGATCTGTCAACCACTTCTTGAGGGTTTCCTTCTTCTTCCCAATCGTGGCAAACGCCGAGTCTGGGTCCACACCTTGGCGAATCAAGGCTAAGAACTTATCCTGATCCTGCCGTAGCCGAACTACGTTATGGTGCTCACCACCAGATTTTGCTCCCACAAAGGAATCCTAACTAAATGTAATAAAAGACAAATATGCGCACTAAATAAATTATATCATATTAATAATAAAAGCATCTCCGAAGAGAGATGCGTTTGTGTTGCGACCATAAGACCTAGTCGCATTAAAAAACCCTACATATATATTAACCCCGTTACACGGAGTTCGTAACGCACAGAATTAAAAAAAGTTTTTATGATATTAAAAAGTCCTTTATCTATGGGGGAAATACTATAAAAAAATTTATGTATGAGTTTACGTATATACACCAGGATGGTATTAAACACCGTAGGTCAAGTTGAACTTCGTTCATTGACTACGGGGTATGCACATCAAATAATACACCCAGAGGGTGTATATTATTTGTGTGATACCGACCCCTACGGGGTGAATCTGATCCCATGGATCCTTAATATAAATGATAATCAATTATATAACCCTTACTGTCTGCTACGCATCCAGTCGGGGGGTCATATGAATTGTAGTTATCATTTATGCTTCGCCATCAGTGTTCTTTCCTATCATCAGCAGGATCATCTAAACTTCCAGTGCTCCTGCTTCGCACACATACTGGGTTCCCCAATTAACTACCGAATCATACGACAAAGCCCGCGTCCTTCTTTGCGGACCCTTGCTGGTCTGGTCCTTGCCGCATCCTTCACCATCGCCTGGATGTTGCAGGGAACCTGTGTATGCAGGTCTCCTGCGGGTAGCGGTGTGCCCACTAGCCCCGCCACCAATCTGGTCTGCGGTCACGCCTCCATCTGCATCCCCTTGTTTCCCACGTATCACTATGAAACTATGGGATAGGCTGGAAGCCTAGACCATGTGACGTATCATCACTGCAGAATACCTAGCCAACTACTGGAACCCATTGGTGTCTAAGCCCGCTCTTGCGCTATACAGAAACTCTTGCAAGCCCCTTGAACTGCTGGCTGGATTCAACATAAGATGTTCTAGATCCCCTGTGAATTATGTCCTGCGGACTGACTGGTAATTTGCATAGTCGCACCTTTCCACTATGCGGTGTCAACCCCCGCCGCGCCAAGGCGCGTCTGGGGGTAAACTGAAGTGACACCGCGCGGAAACGCGCGTCTTTGAAATTACCTAGCAGCCGCTAGGACATAACTCAACAGAGGAGAACATCTAATGTCAAATCCAACTGGCGCAGTCCTTCAGGACTGCAAGGTTTCTTACGCAAGATCAGGCAAGACCACCAAAGGAACCGCAGTAGTTTCTGGTATTCTACAGCAACGCTACGACACAGGAGGCTTCCAAGCCTCCCACAGTTTCGAGTGCTACGGCGAAGCCAAGGAGACGCTGCTGAAGGCAGCGACTCGGATCGCAGACGCAGAATTGGCAGCAGAGCAAGTCGGACCATCCGCTATCCACGCAGAAGATCCTTCATACTCAGAACCACCAGCCAACATCACAGTCAATGTCTCAGGCTACTTCAAGAACCGACCACCTACAGGTGCTCGCAAAGAATGGAAGCAGGTCTTCATCATTGATTCGGTGCAAATTGTAGAACCTCAGTAAGCGAAGCAGGAGCGGGAAGTCTAGTTGATTCCCGCTTCTGTCGTGTTCGGGTGAACGATGGCAAAGCGTTATCGTTCGTACTAAGTTAGGAGTTATCATGTTAAGTTTATCTACAATTAATGGTTTCGATCTGCTGTTAGTGCTGATCATTATAAGTTTAGTTATACGTGTACGTATGCTTAACAATGAATGCCATCAGTATGTTAGTCAGATTATCAAGGCAAGTTGGGAGATCCAAGATCTTAAGAAAGGTGGTGAGTAAAGATGAGCGAAGTACTATGTGGTGACTGTTGTAACACTATGTACTGGTCATTCCAGTATAAGAAGTTTATATGTACTACATGCAGTCGTTAAGTTTAAGTTCCGTAACTCCCCCTGCGGGGCGAGGGGAGTTACTCCACTCAGTTAATATCAAACAGAAAAGAGAATGTAATGTCTAATATAAGTAATTGGTTAGTAGATGGTTTCCATGTAGTTGAGGAGACCATTAGGTACGAGAACGGTCATGTCCGTGTATCAAAGGGTACAATCATGGAGTTCGATGCTGAACTTGATGAGTTCGTAGTTGATGCTGTTCAGTATGATGGTGCTCCAGATAAGTGGGGTAAGTTCAAGTCTTATGAAGAACAAGAAGTCCCGTCAGGTCACGATTGGGTAGAGCGTAACGAGATGTATGAATCATCTTGGAACATTGGTGATGGTTGGACAGAAGCACATGCAATGGGTCTTCCAGGTTTGTATACAACAGATCCAGAATTGGCTGTGCTTAAGATGAATAACGTGGTATGTGGTAGTTGCAATGTATACACCAATAAGTATGAGAATGAATGCGGTTGGTGTGGTAGTTCAATTGTAGTTGCTGCATAGTTAAGGTTGATGGGCGGTGCCCCTCCCCTGCGGGGGGCACACGCCCTTAAGTTACACTCAAAGAAAAGGAAATGAAATGGAAAATCAAATATCAGTAAGTGGTAAGTTAAAGAATGTTCGTGAGTTCAAGAACGATAGAGGAACGCTGATGGTTGCACAACTAACCCAGCGTGACGAGCATGACCGTGCCGTGTTTACAATGCCAATTGTTATTCACGATACAGTTGTTCAGCAGACTGTAAGAAGTTTAGATGCTTCTCGCACCAATGAATACACTGTACTTGTGACTATCAATGGTCAGTTAAACACTCGCTTTGATCGTGAGCCTAATAAA